AAAGCCTAGCCACATTTCTAATGGAGATAGAATGCAACAAGAAAGAACTCAATTTATTAAACACAAATTACCTTGCCCTAAATGTAGTAGCAGTGATGCTGTTTCTNTAAACGCTAATGGCTCTGCTAAATGTTTTAGTTGTAATACATTCTTTACAGACTATGAGAATGAATCAACAGGAAAGGTAATTGAAATGACAAGTAAACCAAAACCCGATAACACATTCCTTACATCATACACTGGTGCTTATGGTGCTTTAACTGACAGAGGTATCTCTGAAAAGACAGCAACAAAGTTCGGTGTTAAGATGGTTAAGGATAGGAATAACAATGTAACCCAACATATCTACCCATACTTTAATGGTAATGAAGTTGTAGGTACTAAGACTAGGTTCGTAGCCAATAAAGGTTTTACAACTAACGGGACATTTGAAAACACTGGTTTGTTTGGAGAGCAACTGTATGGAAATACAGGTGGAAAGTATTTGACTATTACCGAAGGTGAGTGTGATGCTATGGCAGTACATGAACTCTTCCAAGGTAAGTGGTCAGTAGTATCTCTTAAACGTGGAGCTTCGGCTGCTGTTAAAGATATACGAGAAAGTATTGAATTTGTAGAATCATTTGATAATGTAGTGTTATGTTTTGATAATGACAAGGCAGGTAAAGAAGCGGCAAAAGCTGTAGCTAAAATACTAAAGCCTAACAAAACTAGAATCATGTCATTCCCAAATGGATTCAAAGATGCAAATGAAATGCTTAAGCAAAAGAAATTCCAAGAGTTTACTCAGGCTTGGTGGAATGCTAAAACATATACTCCTTCAGGTATCATGGAACTATCGTCACAAAAAGGTGAGTGGTTACATCGAGAAGAGAAAGAGAGTATTGCATATCCATGGGAAGGCTTGAACAAGAAACTATATGGAATGCGTAAAGGTGAACTGGTCACATTAACAGGTGGCACAGGTCTTGGTAAGTCTAGTGTAACTAGAGAGCTAGAGCATTGGCTTATCAAAAACACAGAAGACAATGTAGGTATTGTAGCACTTGAAGAAAACTGGTTGAGAACTGCCGATGGTATATTATCTATTGAAGCTAATGATAGATTGTATTTATCTGAGAAGCGTAAGAACTATACAGATGAAGACTTGATATCTTTGTTTGATAAGTCTATACCTGAAGGCAGGGTATTTATCCATGCTCATTTAGGTGCTACTGACATTGATGATATTTTTGCCAAGCTTAGATATATTATTGTAGGCTGTGAATGTAAATGGGTGGTGGTTGACCACTTACATATGCTTGTCAATGTTCTCCATGAAGGAGACGAGAGACGAGGTATTGATATGTTGATGAATAAATTACGTAGTTTAGTTGAAGAGACTGGAGTAGGTATGATATTAGTATCTCATTTACGTAGAGCAAGTGGTGATAAAGGACACGAGCAAGGTATCGAAGTATCTCTATCACACTTAAAAGGCTCACAAGGTATAGCACAGTTATCTGATTGTGTGATTGCACTAGAGAGAAACCAACAAGCAAGTAATCCTGAAGAAGCAAATACCACTAAGGTTCGTGTATTAAAATCTAGATACACAGGTGATACAGGTTTGGCTTGTGGTCTTAGATATAATCCTGATACTGGTAGATTATTTGAAGTATCAGAGGAGGAAACATTTGACAATGAACAATTCTAAAATAGTATTTGATATAGAAGCCGATGGTCTAAATCCAAATAATGTGTGGTGTATTGTAGCTAAAGAAGTAGATGGTAAGTTATATACATTTGACAACACACAAATAGAAGAAGGTATTGAGTTCTTACAACAAGCTGACACACTTATAGGTCACAACATTATAGGTTACGATATACCTGTGTTGGAAAAACTTTATGGTGCTAAGTTTGATTGTAAGATAGAAGATACATTAGTTATGTCAAGACTATTCAATCCTATCCGTGAGAATGGACACAGCTTAAAAGCTTGGGGTTGGAGAGTCGGTATGTTAAAACAAGAACAGCCTGAAGATTTTGATTCATATACTCCTGAGATGTTAGAGTATTGTATTCAAGATGTTAAACTAAACGAAGCTGTATATAAATTCTTAATCAAAGAAGGTAGTATCTTTAGTGCAGATTCTATTAAGCTTGAGCATGATGTAGCTAAAATAATCAAGCAACAAGAACTTAATGGATTCTTTTTCAATACTCAACAAGCTATGGAATTATTAGCTGACTTAAAAGCTAAACAGTTACAAGTAGAAGATGAAGTACACAATACATTCAAGCCTAAGTTAGTTGATGATAAGTTAGTAACTCCTTATGTTAAGAAAGATGGTGAGTTATCTAAACGAGGATTGACTGATGAAGAATACGACAGATGTATTAAGACTCAGAGTGTTGAACCTTTTATGAGACAGAAGTTGGTTGACTTTAATCTTGGTAGTCGTAAACAGATTGGTGAATATCTAATTGACTTTGGATGGAAACCTAAAAAGTTTACACCAACAGGTCAGCCTATTGTAGATGAAGGTACTTTGAAAAAGATTGAACACATCCGAGAAGCTAAACTTATTGCAGACTTTCTCCTATATCAAAAGAGAATCGCACAAGTTACATCTTGGATAGATGAACTTAAAGATAACAGAGTACATGGTAGTGTTATACCTAATGGAACTATCACAGGAAGAATGACACACAGAAATCCTAACATGGCACAAGTACCTAATGCAGGTAGCCCTTATGGTAAAGAGTGTCGTTCTTGCTGGACTGTTCCTCAAGGACATAAACTTGTAGGTATTGATGCTAGTGGATTAGAACTTAGAATGTTAGCTCATTACATGAATGACCCTGACTATGTTGAAGAGGTTGTCAATGGTGATATACATACTACCAATCAAAATCTTGCAGGTCTAAAAACTAGAGACCAAGCTAAGACATTTATCTATGCTTTAGTTTATGGTGCAGGTGATGCTAAGATAGGTAGTGTTGCAGGTGGTGGTATTAAGAAAGGTAAAGAACTAAAACAAACTTTCTTCAAAAACTTACCATCACTTAGAAGTCTTAAAGATAAAGTACANAAAGCTTCTGAACGAGGATTCTTAAAAGGTCTAGATGGTCGTAAGATATATGTACGTAGTCAACATGCTGCCTTGAATACATTATTACAAGGCGGGGGTGCTATTGTTATGAAGAAAGCTATGTGTTTTCTTGAGGCTTTAATAAAACTAAATAATATTAATGCAAAATTTGTAGCTAACATTCATGATGAATGGCAAATAGAAGTTCCTGAAACTCAAGCTGAGTTTGTAGGAGAGCTTGGAGTCAAGGCTATTGAACAGGCATCTGAATATTTTAATATGAGATGTCCCTTGACAGGTGAATATAAAGTAGGAGATAATTGGTATGAAACACATTAAAGAAAAGTCTGCCAGTAGAAAAGGAGACTTAGCAGAATATTATGCTGTGACTTGGTTATGGGATAATGGATATGAAGTATTTAAAAACTGTGGATGTGATGGATTAATAGACTTAGTAGTCAGAGACCCTGAAGGTAACATTAAATTAGTAGATGTTAAGACAGCAGGTTTAAAAAAGAGAGTAAATCAGGTTGCACACTGGCAATCAAAATCAACAAGAAGTCCGGAACAAGTAAAAGCAGACGTTAGGTTTTTACTATTCATTCCTGAGACAAGAAAATTAAGGTGGGTAAAACATCGTGAAAAGTAATAAAGATATTGACAAAACTAAAATAGATGGGTATAATAAATTTACGTCTGAGTCAGGACATTGGTATGCTCAAGACGGAGAACCTATGTACACAATCATAGGTGCTAATGGTAAAGAAAGGAATACAACTCTTAGAGATGCTAAAAATCTAGGACTTGTACCTTCGGTTACTACCATACTAGGTATGATAGCTAAACCATCATTAGAAAACTGGAAGATAAATCAAGCTTTAAATTCTGCTATCACCCTTGAAAGAAAGGAGGGAGAATCGTTTGACTCTTTCGCTTACAGATGTAAGTTAGATTCAAAGAAGATTGGTATAGAAGCTGCTAAAAAAGGAACTAAGATCCACTATCAAATTGAAAAAGGATTCTTAGGAATATCTAAAACTAAACCATATAAAAAAGTTAAAGCATGGCTTGATGAAAACTTTCCTGATGAAGAATGGATAGCAGAAGATTCTTTCTGTGCTGATTCAGGGTATGGTGGTAAGATAGATTTATATTCTAAGTCTGGAATCTTTGTAGACTTTAAAACTAAAGATAACTTAGAAGGTAAAGATCCTGCTAAATTAGTATACGATGAACATGGTATGCAGTTATCTGCTTATGCACAGGGTTGTGGCTTTGATAATCCACAAAGAGTTTCTATCTTTGTAGACAGGGCTGATACAGGATTAATATCTTGTCATATATGGGATGAAGAATCTCATGCAAGACACTTGGGAATGTTTAATAGTATTCTAACATACTGGAAGCTAGTTAAGAACTACGATTCTTCTATTGATAATGCCTAAAAGAGTACCAAGAAAACCAAGACCTAAAAAGGTTGGAGTTCCTAAAGGCTATGATAGTATTTGGGAATATGAAATACACCAAACAGTTTTAAAAGATTGGAATCATCATTGGGATAACATAAACTATGTAGTTAAACATAAGTATGAACCTGACTTTGTTAAAGTTATAGATGGTAAAACAATTTTGATAGAAGCTAAAGGTAGATTTTGGGACTATGCAGAGTATAGTAAGTACATACATATTAGAAAAGCTTTACCTGATAATTATGAGTTAGTGTTTTTATTTCAAAAACCTTTTTCTCCAATGCCAGGTGCTAAAGTAAGAAAAGATAAAACAAAAAGAACTCATGCCGAATGGGCAGAGACAAATAATTTTAGATGGTATAATGAAGAAAGCATACCGAAGGAGTGGAAGAGCAGTGAATTATAAATTTAGAGAAGACAAAATATTAAATGAAATAAAATCTTATATAGGAAACACATACAGTCAACATTATTCTAATGGTAAGTATCAGGCAACAGATATTATTTTAGATACTGGACACGGGGATGGTTTTGCTATGGGTAACATAATGAAATACGCTATGAGATATGGAAAAAAGAATGGTAAAAATAGAATGGACTTGCTTAAAATCATTCATTATGCTATAATAGCTTTATACTTAGAGGAACAAGACAATGGTTGAAGACAAGATAGGAACTAAACCTTACTTAGGAATTGAAATAGATTACGATAAAGAAAAAACATTTGATAAATTTAGTTTAGATACACTCAAAGATAGATATTTTTGGGAAGGAGAAACACATGCCCAAGAAGCATTCGCAAGAGCCTCCGTCTTCGGAGCAACATACAAAGGAGAAACCGACTTCGAGTTGGCTCAAAGACTTTATAACTACGCTTCCTCTCGTTGGTTCATGTTTAGCACTCCTATTCTTAGTAACGGGGGAACCACTCGTGGGCTTCCTATCAGTTGTTTCCTCAATTATGTTCCTGATAGCAGGGGTGGTTTATCTGCTCACTATGATGAGAATATATGGTTGGCAAGTTCAGGTGGAGGCATTGGTGGATATTGGGGTGATATTAGGAGCAACGGTATTTCAACTACTCACGGCAGTCGTTCTACTGGTTCTATTCCTTTCATCCATGTAGTTGATTCACAGATGTTAGCCTTTAATCAAGGCACTACAAGACGTGGTAGCTATGCGGCTTATATGGATATAAGTCATCCGGAGATTGAAGAGTTTATTAACATGAGAAAAGAATCAGGTGGAGATATAAACAGAAAGAATCTTAATCTTCATAACGGTGTAAATATTACAGATGCTTTCCTTGAAGCTGTAGAAAATAATGAAGATTGGAGATTGATAGACCCTAAGACTAACGAAGCAGTTAAGACTATCAACGCTAGAGATTTATGGTGGCAGATAATAAATGCTAGAGCAGAAACAGGTGAGCCTTACATGGTGAACATTGATACTTGTAATAAACA